GCCAACCAGAGTGTGCTTACCATGATCGCTGGTGGTGCCGGTCTTTCTAAAACTTGGTTGAGTGAGTCAGAGGGTGCTAACAGGGCGACATCGCTGTCAATGGCTGAACCGGTGCGGCGTCGTATTAACGGTGTTCAGAAGATGTTCCTGAACTATATGACGGAACTGGTCAGGTTTGCTGTTGATCGTGCCGTTGCCTCTGGTCGAATCAAAGAAATGGTTCAGGCTACAGACCAGCGTACGGGTAAAGAATATGAGGTTCCCGCTGCACGAAGCATCCAGGTAACCGGTCCCGAAATTGCCGCTGCTGACGCACAGATCACAGCGGAAGTGCTGATGAACCTTTCTAAGGCTCTTGTAGATATGCAGGCCGCTGGTGTGCTTTCTCCCAATGCGTCTCAGATTGCGGCTAAGAAAGCATGGGAAGATTACGTAGGCGTTCCTTATACAGCTGATCTTAATGACCCAAATATGGATCCAGACAACATTGCCGATTATATTACTGAGATGCAGTTGGCCATGAAGGGTGGAGAACAAGCACAGCCCTTTGGTGGTCCTCAAGGTGGTCCGCAAACTAACGGACAGAAACCTTCAAGTAATGGAGCTAGTAAGCGTAAGCCTGGTCAGAAGCCACGTAATGCTGGTCCATCAAAAAGACAGAACAAGTCAGATTATCGCGGAGAGCTAAATCCGGATCTGTGAGGTGAATAATAGTGGCAATTTCAGAACTCCATGCTCGCATGGCCAGGACTGTCCGGGTAGCCGACGCTGATGTCCTTGGTGTTAGGGAGACTGACGACGGATACGCAGTCCAGCTTAACAATGGTTCCGTTGTCCTAGTACGGGAAGACGGTCATTATCGACTTACCGACCACGACAACGAGCAGAAGCGTCTGCCTTTGTGGGAGGGTGAGGTTTCCTCTGATGAGTCCGAAACGGATTTTAACGAGGACGAAGACGAAAGCGAAGCGGAAAGTGTCCCTGATGGTCCTGCTCATGAGGTTCTTGAGTGGGTGGGCGATGACCCTGATCGTGCTGGCGAGGCTTTGGAAACTGAGCAGAGCAGGGACAAGCCGCGAATAGTTTTGGTCAAGCAGTTGGAACGGACCATTGGCGAAGGGTGATGCCATGTGACAGCCCGTACTGCCAGTGCTTCCACGGTTCCTAAACCTCTAGGTAAAAAGAGTCTTTGGAAGATTCCGGGGAATGAGCAGCTTCCCCCATATATTCAACATGTAGCTCATCATCTCATGCAACAGGGTCATAGTGAGTCTAAAGCTATTGAGATGGCTAAGGGTATTGTGGCGAATTGGGCTGAAGGACATGACGGCAAAGGCGGAAAAGTAAGCGCCGAAGTTCAAGCAGCAGCTGCCAAGAACATTGCTCAGTGGGAAGCAAAGAGGGCAAAAGCTAAGGCCATTCCTAATAAAGGACGGGAAGCAGCCTTTCTGGAAGGATATAAGATGGCTTTTCCGACAAAAAAGAAGAAGCCCCCCTTCGGTAAAAAGGGTGCTTCTGATAGTGATGAGAAGGACAAGAAGTCTTCTTCGTCTTCTAGTTCTGAAAAGAAGATGCCGCCTAAGGGTATGCCGCAGAAAGGTATGATGTCCAACTCTGGGGGTTCTAGCAGTAAGAGCGAAGACAGCCAGAAGAAGCCACCGCCTAAGAAGAATAGTTCTAGCAACAACTCTAGTAGCAACGGTGACAGCAAGAAGAAGCCACCGCCTAACAGCAGTGCTGGTACGTCTAGTTCTGGTTCTGGTTCTACTTCTGGTTCTACTTCTAGTTCTAGTTCAGGTTCTAGTAGTAGCAATGGAAAGAGCGATGGTAAGAAGCCTTATGGTGATGTGACCTATGCTGATCCTGGATATCAACAGGACGGTAAGAAGCGTTACCCACTGGACACACCGGATCATATTAAGGCTGCATGGTCTTATATCAATATGCCAAAGAATGCTAAAGCTTATTCTTCAAGTCAATTGGCTACGATCAAGAACAAGATCAAGGCCGCTATGAAGAGTAAGGGCTCCAAAGTTTCATCTGAAGCTGAGATTCTAAATGCGACTCATGGTAGTCGTGTTATTGAGGCTAAAGATAATGATGAAACCACTGGTGGTCGAATCTTCGGTATCAAGGTTATTGACTACAAGAACCCATCTAAGAATGGCCGTCGGTATCCAGAGTCGGTTATGCGTAATGCCGCAGGCATGTATAACGGTGCCAAGGTGTATGACCATCACCGTACGGACGCAGAATTGAGGAGCAGCACTATTCATGGTGTTGTTGGTTACCTTAACAATGTGGCTCCGCAAGATGATGGTTTGTACGCAGACCTTTATTTGTTTCCCTCTGCTACTCACGCAGCAGAGGCCCTCGATGCCTCACTGGAACTCCAGACTGAAGGTCATCAGCCGCTTGTCGGTATTAGCCACGACGTTCTGGCCCGTTTTAAGAGGGTTCAGGAGGGTGGTCGTTCTATTCAGGAAGCTACGTCTATTGAGGCAGTTCAATCGGCCGATATCGTTGCTCAGCCAGCCGCTGGTGGACACGCTGTGCGTGCTATTGCTGGTGGCGAAGAGGACGAGGAGGACGAGCAGGACACGGAGGATTTGGTAATGCCACTTGATGAAGCCGCAATTAATGATCTTGTTAACCAGGCAGTCGCAGCTAAGCTCACTGAGTTTGGCGTAGATCCCACTAGTCTAACCGACACGGATGACGTGGCGGCCACGGATAACGTGGAAGAGGTCGAAATCGATACTACGCAGGACGAGGAAGTGGATGCCGCACAGCCTGAACTGGTTGGCGCTGCTACCGAGTCCGTCCGTACAACCGAGTCTGATGATGATGATGTTGAATACTACACACGTAATAAGTGGTATACGGACCTCATGATTGAGCGCAAGCTTAACAGCGCGAAGATGCCGAAGTCCGCTCGGGAGGCTGTTATTCGTGCCTTGCCAGAGCGGTTTACCGAGGCTGATGTCGACGCCCAGATCTCGGCCGGTAAGGACTGGATCTCTCGTGTGGAGCGTGACAACTTGAAGCCTACGGCAACCGGCAAGGTAGTGCAGGAGTCACTTGACAAGAAGAAGGAAGCTCTTGATGCCTTCTTCGCTGGTGACTTCACGAAGTATCACTCCTTCCGTCAGGCGTACATGGATTTCACCGGTAATTATCCCCGGAACTATACGGAGGACTTTGCCCGGACTATCCTTCAGGAGAGTAGTGGTAATTATCATTCTGTACAGGGTGAGCGTGCCACTGAGTCCATGGACTCCACCACATGGAACTTGGTTCTTGGTGACTCTATTACCAGGAAGATGGTTGCGGAGTATAACCAGCCTGGTCTTAAGGACTGGGAAGCTATTGTCTCCAGTCGTGTTCCGGTGAACGACTTCCGTACGCAGCGCATTGACCGCATCGGTGGGTATGATCTGCTTCCCGCTGTGGCGCAGGGTGCTCCGTATCAGCCACTCGTGTCTCCGGACGACGAGGAAGTCACGTATGCGATTAGCAAGCGTGGTGGGACTGAGGACATCACTCTTGAAATGATCGCTAACGACGATGTCCGTTCGATCTCTCGGATTCCGACTAAGCTTGGTCTGTCCGCGTCTTTGACACTGCATCGGTTTGTGTGGGATTTCCTTGTTGGTTCAGCTAACATCTACGACGGTAACGCTCTGTTTACCGCTGGTCATGCTAACCTTAAGGGTTCTGCTGGGTATCTTAGCCAGTCCACCTTGAGCCTGGCTCGTGCCGCGATGCGTAAGCAGAAGTCTTATGGAGACAGCAATAACATTTTGTCTCTTGTGCCAAAGACGTTGATTGTACCTACGTCTTTGGAAGAGGTTGCATTCCAGCTTACGAAGTCCGCTGTTGCTGTCCCCGGTAGCGCTTCCACTGTGGCGACGCAGGCGAATAACGCCACTGCGGCTGCCTCGGATACGCCAAATATCCATACCGGTATGCAGTTGATCGTGCTCGACCACATCACAGACGCGGGAAACTCTTCTACGTTCTGGTATCTGGTTGCCGATACTGGTTTCTGTCCAACTGTTGAGGTTGGTTTCTATCAGGGTCGTGATGTTCCGGAACTATTCACACAAAGTGATAATAGTGTTGGTAGCATGTTTGACGCAGACAAGCTTACCTATAAGATTCGCCACATCTATTCTGGTGCTGTGCTTGATTATCGTGGCTTCTATGCTACGCCTGTTGCCTAAACAAAATGAGCGCG